CCATATCCCACAGCAGTGCAAGAATTACCATCTGTTAAGGCATCTAAAGCGTAATTACCCATTGCCACGTTTTGAGTGCCAGTTGTGTTAGATGCTAGTCCATTTCTACCTATGCCAACATTATTTGAGCCTGTTGTGTTGTTTTGCATGGCACTAAGACCGATTGCAGTATTATCTGCCCCTGTTGTGTTTGTTGTTAAAGCAGCATAGCCCACTGCTACATTATTTGAAGCTGTAGTATTAGCATCAAGAGCGAAAGCACCTACGGCCACATTTTGTATTCCAGTAGTATTGTCATTTAAAGCATCCCTTCCCAAACCTGTATTGGCTTGTGCTGTCGTATTTGCTTGTAAAGCACCAAGTCCAAGAGCCGTGTTATTATCGCCTTCTGTGTTAGCAAATAAAGCTAAATTACCTACAGCAGTACAATTTGAAGCCGTGGTATTTGAACCCAAAGAATGATAACCTACTGCTGTATTAAGATTTCCAGTTGTATTAGCATCTAATGATACAGAGCCTACGGCCACATTTTGATTTCCAGTTGTGTTTGAAACTAGAGCATTATATCCAACAGCAGTATTAGCATCAGCAGTAGAATTATTATATAAAGCATTACCACCTACAGCTACGTTATTAGCCCCAGTTGTGTTTGTAAACAACGCTGAATAACCTAGAGCAGTATTATTATTTGCTGTTGTATTTGAAGTTAATGAGCCATATCCAAGGGCTGCATTAAATGAACCAGTAGTGTTAGCGTCAGTTGAAAAAGCTCCTACAGAAGTATTTTTATTTCCAGAAGTATTAGTTGTTAAACAATTCTTACCAATAGCAACATTATCTCCACCAGTAACAGAAGCATCTAAAGCATTTTCTCCAAGAACAGTATTACCAGCAACAGAGTTTGCACCTTTACCTACAGTTATAGAATTTATTGTTGCATCAACACTAGAAGTTATACCACCAGTTAGTGTTCTTAAATCAATCCAGCCATCATTTGCTGAATTACGCATTTTTAAAATATTATTACTTGTATCAGCCCACAACATATATGCAGCAGTAGTACTGGGAGCAGAACCAGAACTGTTATTTGTTAATATCGCTTGCAGTACATTATTTAAATCAGTTCGGACATTAGCTCCAGTGGAGTTATCTATAACATAATCGTGAGTAGCCATTACCTAATCCAATTTTTTATCTAAGTATATCTTAATTCAATACTAACTACCACGCCCAAATCCCGTTGCAGTATAACTAAATGTTTTATCTTGTACAGCGTTACCTGCATTTAAGAATTTAATATTAAAACCACTACCTGTAATATTTGTAATTTCAAATCTTTCATTAGCACCTAAATCATTAGCAAATATTCCAATACTAGGTAACTGTGTACCTGCACCAACACTTGTACTAGCTTGTCCTGTAAAAAATGTATGGTCAAAAGTAATATCTAAACCAGAAGATGATGTACCAGATGCAATATTGGATCTTTGCTCTATTCTTCTATCTAATTCTGCTGTATAGCCTAATTGATCTATTTCAATACTTTGCGCTGGATCGTCTGAATCCATCTCACATCTAAATTTAAATCCCCTTGCAATAAATGTTCCGTTTGCAAATGTATTGAATTTAGAAAATTCTGAACTAATGGTTACGTTTCCACTTGTGGTCTGACTAGCTGCTGCTGTAACTGTAAAACTATTGGTTGTTTTAGTTTGAATCTCATAATTACCACTTACTCCACTACCTGATGTAAATGTAAGCACTACAAAACCGCCTACCGAGAATCCGTGGCTACTCTTAGTTACAGTTATAGTTGTTCCAGATTGAGCATACGTTCCAGAAGTTGTTGCGTCTGGATCAGAGTCGGTAGTAGCAACTAAAAGTTTTGCGTTAACATCAAATGCAGTAGCACCATCAAAATCTGTCCAGGTATCAATGTTTCCTGATCTTTTATCAATTAGATCATTTGGATAAAAACCCTGTGTAACAAAATGTCTTTTTAAACGGAGAGGTTGTTTACTACCTAAATCTAATGTATTTGCAAACTCATAAGAGCCACCAGTAATATCAACAGCACCTAGAAAATCAAAATCTGCAATAGCATCAAAGTCAGCTACGCTATCTAATGTTTCCAATGATCCAAGAACAAGGCCATTGACATCATCAGAAAAGAAACAATCTACTTTTGTACCAGCAAAAGGAGTTGCATCTGTATCTTCTCTATCAACAAGAACAGCTAGTTTTGGTTGTGGATCAGGAGTTGTTACAACAACAGAAGTTTCTCCAGAACTTAATCTGCCACCATCATCTCTGAATTTAAGAATATATTCTCCATCCACTGCTGGTACTAATGTCTCAGATACGTTTCCTGGTAAGGCAGGAATAATATCAACAGAATTAGTAAATGTACCTGTTCCATCTGTAAGGTTACTATGCCGAACAACTACGTTTCCACCATGCGTAACATCAATATCTGTAGCCTTATCAAAACGTAGTCGTATAAACTGATCTGAAACTGGTTCGACTAATAAACCCGTAACATCCTGTGGAACTGCTGTTTTACCAACAGCCTCAAAAGTTAAATTAGTTGAACTAGCTGATATTACGTTTTGAACATTATAAGAAAATACTTGAATCGTATAAGTTCCTTTTCTACTATTTACTATTTCAAAATCAGGTCTTGCTACTCTTTCACTAATAAAGTTATCATTACCAAATCTGTAGTTAACCTGATATTCAGTAACACCAACTATAGGTTGCCAACTAATAATAATTTTCGATACAGCCTGGTTATTAATAGGAAATATTCTTTCAACAGCACTGACATTAGAAGGAGGATTAGCTGGTTCGTTTAACTTAGAAACAACTCTAGCTGGTAATGCTTCGCCATCTTCAATAAACGCATATTTACCTTCAACATACGATAAAGCTGTAATTGCATAATTTATACCATCTTGTTCTTCTACTGTTATTACTCTGAATAATTGAGACTTAACAGTTACGTTTGATATAAGCCATATCGTATTTACATTAGGAGTTTGAGAAAAAGCAGAACTTACAGTTATAGTTCCATTTGATACAGATGAGATTGTCCTACTTTCAGACGTTCCATCGGGTAAAAGTACACTTAGAGTTGCATCTCCGACAGGGTTTCCACTTGCGTCTACAGCAAAATCTGTTGCAGCCGTATCATCCACAGTAACAACAGTTGTAGAAGTAACGCTTTTCAATCTTCCTCCTCTTCTTACCCCTGCTCTTACTGGATCTTGTATTTCTATGACAGCACCAGGGCGAACAATTACTCCAGAATCTATAGATGTTGTAAAAGTGCAGATCTCAGATTCATTATTCTCTGCGAAAACAATAGCTTTTGCCAATCTTTTTGCTTGTCCTCTGGAGGTACATCCAAATGCCTGTACTTTTTTGACAACTGTACCTATCTTCGCTATTAAATCTGTATCTTCATGTACTTCAAAATCTATTTGCTGGCTATCCATGTTGAAGTAAGATACAGATACAACACTGTGTCTTGTCTTTAGACTACTTCCCGCATAGCTGAATCCAGCCTCCCCCACATTTGATAAGTTAAATAAATAACTTGGATCGGTAGGCTTGTCTTGTGTAATTGTTATCGAACCAGCAGACCAAATTGGCATACATCTCATTACACCAGCTAATTCATTTATTAGTTCAAATGCTTCTTTTGAACTTTGAATATTTACATTACAGCTAAATCTGGCTTCCTGTCCTCCCTGCCCGTCATCTACAAGTGTATTAGCAAACTTACTGGCATTTACAAAACTAAAAAGATCAAGAGAACTGTCTGTTATGTGATCCCCAAATCCGTACCTTGAGGTCGTGAGAAGGTCGAGTAACACCATCGCAGGGCATGAGCACCATGTAGCTGCTCCCATAACTCCATTAAAAATATATCCATCTGGATACACTATCCTGCCCGTTGTGCTGTCCACGCTCGGAGTACCAGAACTAGATGCACCTGCTCCTGGAATCCTTACTTTTATTCCTCTAATTCTAAATTTTCTATCTGGAATAGAACTAAACTGCATCGAATCCAAACGTAAAGCAGTATAAGCACTATTGTTATAATTACGAGATTCTTCAATTATTTCGCCAAAACTTGTCCACTGAAAAGTATCTTGTAAATTAGTTTCTGTCGCATCGTCTGTAACTCTACTTACTCTAATATCTACTGGAAATGCACCTGTAAGTTCTATACCATAATCTCTTTGGTACGCATCTCCGCTTCTACCTTTTATTGTGTCAGTTATAACAGTGGTAAAACCACCAGAATTATATTGAACAGCTATTGATAAAGTAACTTCACTACCAAGCAAATCTCCATCATCAGTTGCTCTCTGTAGTTGAGGGAAAGTAACAGATACCCTTACTTTATCAACATTTGTATTTGTAATCTGTCTAGTTACTGGAGTAGCTTTTGTTACTGTGACACCGACATTTGTTGTAGATACACTACTATCTATATTTGGTATAGGAGTTTGACTATCAATACCAAATCTAGGATTAAAGGTTACATTTTGAAAATTTCTATCTACATCTTGAATATCAGTAGAATCTGCTGAAGCTCTGATAACAGGAGTATCGTTTAAAAATACATCTTTAAGTGCAGCATTGTTATATGCAGTTGTACCTTTTGTTCTACCTTCTTTTGATGCAGTAGCAAAACCTTCTATCTCTCCCTCTGATATTAAATCTAAAAAAGTAGCATACTGTCTACTATGAAGAGTATCAGGTTCTCTAGTAGGCTTTGGAGGTGGTGGACTTCCACCTTTAGCACCTCTAATAATACGTTTAACGTCACTCATGCTTGCACCTGTTCAGTATCTACAGAAGCACTGATTACAACCGATCCAGTAAATATTTCTCCGTAAACTATTGGAACGGGTGTGCCAGCCCTTGATGTATTCTGTAGTCCATTAAAACTAAACGATAATCTAGGATCTTCTTCTGAACTAAAATCTGGCTTTTTAGGTAAAGGAGTTAGCATTTCAGAAACTCCAGTAAGAACTAAAGCTATACCTATATTTCCAGCAAGTGCAGCAAAACTAAACGCTCCAGAGGCAGTTGCAAATCCTCCTCCTAAACCACCTGGTCCAAGTCCAAAACCTACACTCGGATTTACTATCGCAAATCCAATTAATACAGCACCTAATAATATCTTTCCTATTCCTCTACCAGCACCAGTAATTACAGGAATTAAATGTATATCTTGTTGGCCTATAGGATCTCCTAGTTCAGTTTTATCTAACTCATAATCCCCGACTTTTAACTTGTAGTATCTATCATTCATGTGCTGCTCGATTCCAGGAAAATTGTTTATTAAAAAACTCATTGCATGAGCTAGTGTGTCTGCCTTTATCTCAAACTCTTTATGTCCTACAAACTTTGCAAGTTCTCCATATAATTTTATTTTACGAAGCATAACGATACCTCTTTCCTGTAA